AGAATACCTTTACTACAACAAACTAATAATGGGTGGGTCGCTTCGTTTGGAACGGAAGTTTTAAAAATACTAGGAGGTGGTCAAACGTATCAGGTTGTAACAAACCAAAATGGAATTGAACAGATTAGAGTGAGAGGCATTCCACCCATTTCTACAGACAGTCTAGGACGTAAATGGATTAGCTGGGTAGACACACCACAAACAACACTAAAAGAAATGGATGTTGCTGGTAAATTTGTGTTCGTTGGTTTTACTGCTAAAGGTATATCACCACAATTAGCTACACCTGCTGGTCTATTAGAACCTCATAAGATTCAAGCAGCTCTTTCAGAAAGTATGTTGATGGACACACCACAAATACCAGACTATAGATTGTTTGTTGAGCTATTATTATTAGTGTTCTCAGGCATCCTCACAGCTCTTGTAATCAACTACCTCGGTATCACTAAGGGAGTTATATCATTCTTAGGTTTGTTCTCTCTAATGGGATATCTTGAGTATTACTTTGTAAGCTCTAATCTCTTGATAGACTTTACATGGAGCATGATAAGTATGACACTTATTGCTACTCAACAATTCTATTTAAACTTTAGAACTCAGTTTAAACTTAGACAACAAATCAAGAAACAGTTTGAACATTACCTTGACCCTAGACAGGTTAAAAGACTACAAGATAATCCGGAGCTTCTGAAGTTAGGCGGAGAACGAAGACGTTGTACGTTTTTATTTACAGACGTGAGAGGCTTTACAAGTTTGTCAGAGAGATTAGAACCTGAAGAGGTTGCAAAGATAATGAACAAGGCTCTAACTATACAAGCTAATGCTGTTCAAGAGTATGGCGGAATGGTAGATAAATATATTGGTGATGCAATGATGGCAATCTTTAATGCTCCTATAGACCTTGAAATGCATGAGACCAAAGCAGTCCTAACAGCCCAGAAAATACAACGAGATATGGCAGAAGCTGATTTAGGAATAGAGATAGGTATAGGGATAAATACTGGAGAAGCTGTAATAGGTAATATGGGAAGTGATACACGATTTGATTATACTGCGATAGGTGATGCTGTTAATTTAGCAGCTAGGTTAGAAAGTTCTACTAAAGAAGTAGGAGAAGACTTAGTAATAGGGTACACCACAGCTTTGAACTGTGATATACCTATGAAATATTTAGACCCTATAAAAGTAAAGGGTAAGAAAGACGAGATAATTATTTATACCGTTAATCTCGAATAGATTTCATCTATAATTTTATTGACATAGTTAGGTAACTCTTTAGTTTCTCTATTAGGATAGACATCAAATTCAATCCTATCAGGTTCGTAAGGATTGTTCTTGTCAAAATAATGTTTTATTACTTTCATTCCAAAATCCTTTTCATGTCCATACTCTTCAATCATTTCAACAAAATGATTTACTTCCCTTTCTTTATGCTTACCTTTAAATTCACTAAAATAAGTAAAATCATCATGTTCTATTGTATATAATTCATAGTCTATATTAATCATAATTTTAGCCCTCACGCTGTTTGATTAAAAAACCATTATAACATAACTAAAACTATATGTCAACCCCTTACTTTAAAGCAGTAAGTTCTTTTTGAAAGTAATCGTGTAGCTTACTCATCTTTTCTTTACCGTGTCTAAGTATTGTTTTCATTAGAGGTCTATCATCTAAAGGAAAAACCTCATCAACCATATCCTCCGGTAACATACTATACTCAGTAACTATTTTATTATCTCTTGTTAAGAGTATTTTAAAGCTTACTAAGTTAGCTTCGTTTTTATTAGTCATTAGAATCCTCTAGGCTTGTAAATGTTATATTGTTTTGACTGCCTCTTAATCCTGCTTTCATGTAAGTAGTTGCTCTTCCTTCAAAGAAGTTCTGATGTTCAACACCCATGACCTCATCAATCCACGTAAGAGGATTTTCTTTTTGGTCGTAGTTAGTTTTTAGTCCTAACTGTAGTAATCTTCTATCAGCTATGTATCTGTTGTAAGCATACATATCTTTCTTAGTAAGTCCCGGAAGGTCTCCCATCTCAAACACTAAGTCTAAGAACTTATCCTCAAGTTCTACCATCTCTCTACAAATTTGATAAAGCTCTGCTTTAAAATCATCTGTCCATATCTCTATGTTCTCTTGTATAAATTCTCTAAACAATTTAGTCATAGCTTCAACGTGCATTGACTCATCTCTTATAGAGTAAGTAACAATCTGTCCCATACCTTTCATCTTACCGAACCTTGGAAAGTTTAATAAGATTGCAAAGCTTGAGAAGAGTTGTAGTCCTTCTGTAAAGGCTGAGTAGACTGCTAGTGTTTTAGCTATAGTTCTCTTGTCAGACTTAAGAGGTTTAAACGTACCAACATAATCATGTTTGTCTGCCATTTCTTCGTACTCTGAGAAAGCTTTGTATTCTATTTCAGGCATACCAACGGTATCAAGTAATAAGCTATAAGCATCTTGATGTATTGATTCCATGTTAGCAAAAGATGACATCATCATTCTTGCTTCAGGTTTCTTAAAGATAGGCATGTACTTATCTATGTAGCCCGAAGCTACGTCAACATCTGATTGAGTAAACAATCTAAATATCTGTGTAAGTAAATGTTTTTCTGCCGGTGTGATATCCTGCCAATCTTTTACGTCTGTATGTAATGGCACAGATTCAGGCATCCAGTGCATTTGGTTTTGTAGTTTATAGTACTCGTACATCCACGGGTACTCAAACGGTTTGTAGTAATCTCTAGTTTTTAATAAGCTCATATCTCTTCCTTTGGTGTATATATTATTACGAATGAATTACATTTAGGACAACTTAGGTTAGTCTCCATTATGTAATCCTCATTTTCTTCTTCTATGTCATGGTCGCCACCCCATATTAATTCACTGTTACAATTATAACAATTCATATTATCCTTCACAGGCGATACATTCCACGTCATCTAATCTTATACGTGGAACTTTAGTGTTTACGTTCTCTACATTTCTAGCTGCATTAGTTCTAAAGTAATACAATGATTTTAATTTCTTCATCCCATACCAGTGAACATCATTAACATACTGCATGTATTCATTATGTACTTCTTGAGGCTCTGTACTCTTAGGTAAAGTAAAGAATAAGTTTACTGATTGTGCTTGACAAATAAACTGTTGTCTTTTGTAAGCGTGTTCAATAATCCATATTTGATTTAGTTCGTTAGCTGTTTTATATATCAGCTTCTCATCATCATTAAGAACATCTAAGTGTTGTACCGAACCTTCGTTAGCTGAGATATCTTTCCAAATATTCTCTAACTCTTTTCCTTTTAAGCCCTTCGACTTAAAAAGCTTTTCAAGGTACTTATTCTTAACTTGGTAAGAGCCGGATAAGGTCTTGTGAGTATAACAATTAGCCCTATAAGGCTCAATACTAGGGGAAGTACCACTGCATATAATACCACTACTAGCGTTAGGAGCAATAGCCATGAGATTAGCATTTCGCTTACCACTACCGTGGATGTCAGGAGCTTCGCCCCTTTGTGACGCAAGTTCTTTAGTTGCTTCCTTGGCTCTAGCCTTGATAAGGGTGAAAGCTCTATGGTTAAAACCAGTTGCGTATATGCCCTCGAAAGGAATGTTATTAGCTTGGAGATACGCGTGAAAGCCCATCGCACCAAGCCCGAGGCTTCTCTCTCTATATGCCGAATACGCAGACTTAGTATATCCTTCTTTACCTCTTCTAACGTATTTCTGAAATCTTTTAAAGTTTGCACTGTACTCTCCTAACTGTGTTGTATCTATTGCGTTGTCAATGTAGTGCTGTAAAACATTATCAAGCATGGTTATTAAATCTTGTATGAAGTTATCATCTTTAGCCCACGTGTCAAAGTGTTCTAAGTTTACTGATGATAAACAACATACTGCTGTTCTCTCTTCGTCTGTTGGTAAAGTAATCTCTGAACATAAGTTACTTTGTCTAATCTTTAAACCTAAATCTTTCTGTTCTTTAGGTAGTGCATCATTACATGTGTCAATATTAATCATGTAAGGCTCTCCTGTCTCTGCTCTAGCATGAATGATTTGCCACCATATATCTCTAGCGTTTACTATCTTAACAGCTTCATTAGATTTAGGGTCTATCAATCTCCAGTCTTCGTCCTTCTCTACAGCTTGTAAGAAAGCATTGGTAATGTTAATACCGTTATGTAGATTAAGATTCTTTCTGTTGATATCTCCACCGGATTCTTTACGCATGTTAATAAACTCTTCAATCTCCGGATGGCTTATGTCCATGTAAGCAGCATAAGAACCTCGTCTTGTTGTACCTTGGTTGAAGGCTAACATCTGAGAATCAACTACATGCATGAAAGGAATGCTTCCAGTAGAACGAGAGCCATGAGTAGTTGAAACACCATTGCTCCTAATATCGCCCCAATATCCACCGATGCCTCCACCT